TGGACTATCAACACTTCCGAGATAAGAAGAACTGACGAGATGGGTGCGTACCGAGCCAGGGACGGAGTAAGTCATGTCACCATTTCACGCGATTGGCCCAGTAAGCAGGGGAAAGCTTGCCACGCTTGATGTTGGCTGCGTGGCGAGCCTTAAACGATTCACGACGACGCTTTGCTGTTACAGATTCCCCTTCACGTTTTGGTGAGCCACTGACTCCCTGTTGCCCGAATCGGAGCAACCGAACCTTGTCCCCTTCCTTTACCAAAACGGCATGGGATTTTGTCGGGTGGCTCGGAGTGCGTTTAGGTTTGTTGTAGCCAGCGAAGCGTTCGCCGCGATATTCAACCATCAGGTCAACCTTTATTCAAGATTGCTGGTGATTGTTCCGCTAGTGACGAAATTGCAGGTTGCAATAACAAGATCACCGGCAGTAGATCCAATATCCATGCTGGTAATGATTCCAGCAAAACTCACTGAATCAGTACCGGTTGTTGTGCCTTTGGTAAACAACTCAAAGGTTGCGTCTGCTGGATCAGCAGCCGTAACAATGTCCTCAATAAAGGTGGCTTGACCAGTTGCGTCAGGGTCATAGACAAGCTCAACCGTGCCAGAGCCAGAAATCATGCTTCCGATGTTGGTACGAAAAGTATCGCCCTGCTTGCTGGTGTCAAGCGTGTCCTTTGTGATGCTGAGCGACCAGCTACGAGTACCAACGATCGTTGCGTTGCTACTGCCAGTGGGGCTAAATTGGACAGCGCCCTCTTCTCCTCGAATAACAGCCATTGGTAGACATAGGAAGGTTCTATGCCTACCAGTCTAACTGCTTAACCGCAACAAGCTACGACTGGGCCCTCAACTATTTTTTACGTCCTGCCGCCTTGCGGCTCGATTTTTTTGCAGTTTTCTCAGCTTTCTTAAACGCTTTCGCGGTTGGAGCGCCTTTAGCGCCTGGCTTACGCATCTTTTCGCCAGAGCCCGCCTCGATTCGATCACGTTTTGCCTTGATATTGGCGTACAAACCACGCTTTTTTGCTGGTTTTTTCTTTGCCGCCATACCGTAAGCCATATAAAGACCTTAAGTGCTTTTATTCTAAGCCAAGCGCGGGTCGCACTCAAGCATGATCCTCTTCTTTTTATGCTTCTCGCTCCCTCGGGGATAGTATTTAACTACTATTGTGCTCGACAAGATTTCTTCAGGCGGCTGGATCGTCCTAAACTTCTTGCCGCATTCTTCGCAAATGCGAAATCGCACCACATCATCATCTTGTGCTGTATAAGTAATCACTACTTTTGTTTCCCCTGAGCCGCAAGCAGGGCAGGGCATTCTTCTTAGTGGTTTCACTTTAATACAACCGATGAGAAGTAGTGCCCATAGTCTCGGGCTTGGCTAAATTAAACTGTTGTAAAACTAAATACCCGAAGGCGTCAAAAGCGTGGTCCACTCCTAAGTTTTTGTTGGGTAGGCCGGTGTTAGGTGTGTAGGTTAGCGTCCTTAAATCTTTGATTAGCTGTTTGCAACGTGGGTGAATTACAGTTCTTCGCGCTCCAGCAGCATCGAATAATGCGGTGTTTACTGCTGTGATTTTGTCGCGGATTTTCCAGGGTGCTTTTGGTGATTGAACGTTGAAGCCGCTGCGGCGCAAAATAGTGTGGTCCGTTACGCCGATGCCGGAAGTTTTTCTTGCACCACCTGTGGGGTCCGGGCACGCGATTACTCGACGGTCCACGCCATAGCGGCGGGTTACTTCTTCTGCAAAGTCCCAGGTTGTTGCTCCGCCGCGAAGCATGATTTCGTCGAAGACGTATAGGGTGCCATTGTCTTTTACGGCGCAGATGCCAGACATTGGGTCAACGTTGAAGTCAACGCCTAGTAGTAAGGGCAGTATTTTGATGTCCTTGGCTTCGGTGGATATGTTTTCGTCGCTGAAACTTACAGCGACTAGCCCCGTTAGGTTCTCGAAGCTGGCTTCAAATTCTTGGCGGAACGTACGAGAGTCGAGTTGGGTTCGGGCTGCTTCGACCTCATGTGCGGGAACATTGCCACCTTCGATTGTTGTGTAGCACCAGCGGATCCAGTCGCCTGTTTTGTCCTCTTCGCAATAGCACCACAAGTCGTAGAACCAGCTGGCCGTTCCATCCGGGGTGGAGATGAAGAGTGCCCAACCTTGTTTGTCCGCTAAAGCGGGGCGGATTACCTCGAACCAGACTTCTGATTCCATGAAGGCGGCTTCGTCTAGGACTACTCCTGCTAAAGAACGGCCACGCAGTGCCATTGCATTTTCTGTGCCTTTTAGTTCAATCGTGGAATCGTTTACAAGATCTAGGCGTAAGTCGGTTTCGTTTTTAGAGCGGATATATTCTTTCGGGATTGTCTTTTTCAGTGTTTTCCAGGCGATGTCTTTCGCCATTCGATACGTTGGGGCGCAGTAAAAATAGGTTTCGCCGGGACGTTCCAGGGCTTTGGTGAATAGTTCGATGCAGGAAAGATAGGATTTGCCGAAACGGCGACCTGCGACCAGGATTCGGAACCTTTCTTTGGCGCTAAATACAATGCCTTGGGCAGGGCGAAGGCTTATATCAAGTGTTTTCGCCAAAAGTGGTGTTTACTCGGGTTTTTCGATCCTAACGTGGATCTCGGGCAATGTGCTACTTTCTTGCACTTGGTCACAACCGACCATACGTGCCAGGGAGTCGAGAACGTTGGCAGCTGTTTGTGTTTGGCCTCGCTTTACGGCTGAGTTGTAGAGGCGGGAGCGCATAGAAAATATTCTGGAGGCCATATCTTCGCGTTCGCGCTCAAAATCTTCGCGATTTAGTACCTGGACTGCTTTCCAGTCGCGGAATGCCGTGGCACGTCCCACCTGTTCTTTGCTTGCATGGTCAAGTACCAGCTGGAGAGCGGGTAAGCCTTCTAATTGGCGGCGATATAGGCGGAGAATACGGGCGTCTTGGATGTCCTTCGGGTTTTTTGGCCCACCGATTCGTTTTACTTCCTTCTCTTCGGGTGTATTTTCGTCCATAACTCGGAAACAACCTGTGCAGCCACAATAGCAACATGTAAGGCTAAATATAGGGTCTCTTTTATTTTGGGGTGTAGCACATAACAAGTGTGTTTTCTGACCCCTGCCCCCGGGTAGCACAGTACATAGGTTTGGCAGTATTTATTTAAGTCCCCCGCAGGACCTTAAAGAAATATAAAGATCGCAATATCACCCCCATAGTCGAGTACATTGTGCTATACTATATACATGAGGAGGGAAGAGCGATCCAGCTCACCTCTTCCACAATGTGAGCAAGTCGAACCGGGTCAGCCTCCGTGCGCCGCTAGCTTCTGATGCACTAAATACTCTGGCTTAGCCAGCGGATGCTTCTCCCGTGACGAGACAGCCTCGCCAGTGCTGGCGCGTGAAATAAGCACCTAGAAAACTTCGCATCTACCCAAAATGCAACACTCAACAGCGCACACTTTCAAGATCCAGCAATCCTGCTCGGTGAAGCTTTACTCAAGCAGCTACCGAGACACCGCTGAAATTGAAATCCGCGATACCGACTCCTCAAATAAGATCACGTTAGAGGGTCTTACCATTGCGCAACTGCAAGAAGGGGTAGTCGAGTACGTCAAATCTCTCGGGTATCGCAAAGAAGACGAAGAAGCGCAGAAGTTCCTGTCAAAGCTATCCAGTGAGTTGGTCAAAGCCACTCATCAGGAGGTGACACAGTGAGACATCAAGTCGCACGCTGGCAGGGCATCTCGTCGGGCTGGGTTCCCAGTCACGGTGGAAGGCCACGAACCAGAGAGCAGGCTGAGTTATTCGCTCGGCTCTGCCGTGCCGTTGACGGAGATCGTTATCTCTTCAAAGTGATAACACTCCCGATTGAACTTCCTTCCTTCGTCTAATCAAACGCCCCCGATTAGGGGGCTTTTTAATGTCATCTGTAATTTATCTGGATGTAATCAAATACAGCGCCCCACACTTCAGTAGGGGGATATTGGCCAGCACAGTAGTCAACACTATCAACCGTGACCATTAAGCGGCCATTGCCTGATTGGCCGACAGGTAGTGCTTGATCAGCTAACCAGCCATAACGGGCCATAACCTTTCTACGGGCGTTGTCACGGCGGCTCTTGTCCTGACGCCAGTAATACACACTGTCTCTGCCTCCTGCGTAGTCCACAAACTCGATGCGAGCTTGAGACTTTGCATAGACGAACAGGTCGGAGAATGTTTTGAGAGAGTCGGTCATGAGTCGGGTTGCGGTGTTGGTTTAACTGATGCTACTGTAGCAGAGTACAGAGCAAGATCAACCAATGAACCAGCACGTCCTCAGAATCGAGGAGGCAGACGTAATCAGCAGATCGGACCAGCACGGAGTAGTTCAGCTACGCGTCACCGCCATCGTGGACGACATGGTCCAAACCGCTGCCGCTGTCATCTACCCACCAGACATCGCAGAGCCTGCCCAATTCGGACCAGCTCGCTGCTTTGCTGACATCACGGTTTGCCTCGATGACGTTCAATGGCAGATCGTCGAATGAAACGGACCAGTCAACAACGAGACGCACAGCTAGCGGAAGCGAAGCGACTTCTAGACATGGGCCTGCAAACCGCTGACGTTGCTGCAACGCTCCAGCGTGACTACGGGATCAGCAGGGCGACAGCCTACCGAGACTGTGAATCTGCTGATCTTGAACGCTTTGCAGAAGATGGCAGCATCGACGCCGATTCCGTTCCAGGGGTCAGCTTTGAAGATCGCGACGCACTGATGCGGATGACGCGCCAGCTGTTAATCACAGCTTTCAAAGCTGGCAACGTTGCAGACTATGCGCGTCTAGTCCGTGAATACGAAAGGCTCGCCCGTATGGGTGGGTTGTCTCAAATAACCTGAGATTTTGTCTCACAACTACGTTCCATCATGCAACTCGCTGAAATCAAAACCGCTGTAATGGCTGGCAAAACAGTTCATTGGGCGTCCCACGCCTACATCGTTATCTACGCTCCACAGATTGATGAGTTTTTGATTAAATGCCCTGATAATGATAACTACATCGGATTGACCCATACAGATGGGGTAACGATGAACGGCAAGCCGAGCCAGTTCTTTATACCGTTCCAGAAAGGATGGAAGCCTGTGACAACACGTTCCAGGGTTAAGCAACGGGGAACGTTTATCAAATGCCCGCAGTGTGGTCACAT